TCCTGCGACCCGTCGCGCCATTGAGGCCGGCGACGAGGTCGACGCCCAGCAACCATATTGGTCGCGCCTCCTGACGGACGGCGACCTGCTTCCCGCGCCCGAGCTGGCCGCCGCCGGCGACGATGTCGCCCCCTCCCAGAATGAGGACAGCGAATGACCATTTCATTCAAGAACATCCCGGCCAACCTGCGCACGCCCGGCTTCTTTGCCGAGATCGACGCCAGCCAGGCCAACACAGCGTCCCAGCAACAGCGCGCGCTGATCATCGGGCAGGTGACCAGCTCGGGCACGCTCGCTCCCAACGTGCCGGTCCTGAGCGCGAGCGCTGCGGAAGCGCGTGTCGCCGGCGGCGCCGGCTCGATCCTTGCGCTCATGGTTGCGGCCTATCGCGCCAATGACGTGTTTGGTGAGGTCTGGTACCTGCCCGTTGCCGACGATGGCGCCGCCGCAGCCGCGACGGGGACCATCAATTTTACCGGCACTGCGACGGCCGCCGGCACGCTGTCGCTCTATATCGCGGGCCAGCTCGTCCCGGTCGGCGTGACCGTCGGCATGACGGCAGCTGCCCTTGCCACCGCGATCGTCACCGCCGTTACCGCGGCGATCGACCTCCCGGTCACGGCGACCTCGACGACCGGCACGGTGACGCTGACCGCCAAGAACAAGGGCCTTTGCGGCAACGATATCGATCTCCGCCTGAATTATCGCGGCACGGCCGGTGGTGAGGCCACCCCGACCGGCCTGACGCCGACTGTCGGCGCCATGACGGGCGGTACCACCAATCCGACGCTTACGACCGCGCTCGCCGCCCTGGCGGACATGCCGTTCGACGTGATCGTGTCGCCCTATAATGACGCCACCTCCCGCGCGGCGATCTCCGCTTTGCTTAACGATACCACGGGCCGTTGGTCGTGGTCGTCGCAGATCTATGGCCATTGCTTCATCGCGCAGCGCGGATCGCAGGGTAATCTGGCGACCCTCGGGACCGGACTAAATGACCAGCACCTGACCTGCATCGGCTTTTACGACAGCCCGTCGCCCAGCTTCGCCTGGGCCGCCGCTTTCGCCGGCGCGGCCGCGGTCAGCCTGCGCGCGGATCCAGGGGTACCGCTGCAGACCCTGATCGTTGCCGGCATTCTGCCGCCGCCGATCCAATCCCGCTTCCTTGAGAGCCAGCGCAATACCCTGCTGTTTGACGGGATTTCGACCTTCCGCGTCGACAACGCCGGCACGATCACGATCGAGAATCTGATCACGACCTATCAGACCAACGGTCAGGGCCAGCCGGACAACGCGTATCTCGAGCTCGAGACGATGTTCACGCTGATCGCGGTCCTGCGCTTCTTCAGCGGCGTCGTCAGTTCGAAGTTCGCGCGCGTGAAGCTCGGCTCGGACGGCAAGCGCTATCCCGCCAGTGCCAATGTCGTCACCCCGGCCACGATCAAAGCCGAGATGATCGCCACGTATCGGCAGATCGAGGATCTCGGCCTCGTCCAGAACAGCGATGGCTTCGCCGCCGCGGTGACCGTGACGAAGAACGCCCAGAACCCGAGCCGCGTCGACGTGCTGCTCCCCATCACGCTGATCGGCCAGCTGCGCGTGTTCGCGACGCTGGTCCAGTTCCGCCTCTCCTGAAGGAACTAGCCCATGGCTGACACCACGAATCTGCTGGCCGGCACGGCCTATCTCACCCTCGACGGCAAGAGCGTCATGCTCGTCGGGTCGTTCGAATATCGCCCGACCAACGCTACCCGGGAGACCCTCAAGGGTATGGACGGGATCCATGGCTTCAAGGAAACGCCCGAAGCGGGGATGATCAAGGCGACCCTGCGCGATAACGGCGCCATCTCGGTCCAGGAGCTCGGCGCCGCCACCGACATCAGCGTCGTCGCCCAGCTCGCGAACGGCAAGACGATCATCGGCCGCAATATGTGGCGCGTCGGAGATCCGCCGGCGGTGAATACCGACGAGGGCACCTTCGACATTCAGTGGGAGGGCCTCGATGTTACCGAAAACTGATATCGTTGAAGATCTCGACGAGGATCTGGTCATCGTCTTCAAAAAGCCGATCGATGGCCCGACCGGGCCCGTTTCGCAGCTGGTGATCACCGAGCCAACCGCCGGCCAGATGATGCTGTGGGACAAGCTCGAGGGCGTCGCTGCGGACGTCATGGCGATCTCGACCGTTTCGGGCATTCCCCAATCCGTGATCGAAAAGGTGCCTGCCCGCCCGTTCAACCGGGCTGCGCGGAGGATTGGCGCTTTTTTGAGCTAAGGCCGGTCGCCTGGCGCGAGGCGCTTGACGCGCTCGGCCAGCGATACGGCAAATTTCCCGACGAAGTCGCCACCCGGCGCTGGTCGGTCTTGCGCGATTGGCTGCGCGCTGCCGGCATGATCGAGGAAGACACCCCGCGATGAGCCAGCCACAGGGCCGTTTTGCGGTCGCGATCACCGTCGACGACAAGACGGATAAGGGTGCGAAGTCCGCAGAAAAGCGGGTCGGCCAGATCCCGAAGCGCGCCGGCGCTGTCAACAAATACCAGGCCAAAGCCACGCAGGACGCCATGGCGCGCAGCTCGCGCGGGATGATCCGCACGATCGGCCAGGTGGAGCAGGCCGGCGCGCGCATATTCGGCGGCCGATCGGTCACGTCGGGCTTCGCATCGCGCATCGGCGCGATCGGCGAGGCGGCCTCGGCCGCCGGCGAGGGCTTCGGCGCCGCCGCCACATCGGGCAGCGCCCTCAGCGGCGCGATCGGCGTGGTCGGCGTCGCAGCGGGTGCCACGATCGGGATCCTGGCAGCGGCGGGCTACGCAGCATTCAAGCTGGTAGACGGCTGGTCGAAGGGCGCCTCGCAGATCGGCCGGACGGCGGCGACGATCGGCGTCGCCACCGATGCCCTGCAGAAGTTCACGGCAGCCTCGGAACGGGCCGGCGTCGATAAAGGCACCGCCACCGGCGCGCTGGGCGGGCTGTCGCAGACGCTCAACGATGCAGTTTACGGCCGCAATGCTGGCGCGCTGGGCGTTCTCACCAAGCTGGGCATTAAGCTCGAGCGAAATCCGGACGGCACCGCCAACGTGGAGGCGATGCTGCCCAAGATCGCCGACGCGATCGCGCGCCAGAATTCATCCGGACGCCGGACCGCAGCGAACGCGCTCGGAATTGGCGAGGCAGCCTTGCCGGTTTTCACCCAAGGCGGCGCGGCGCTCTCGGCCGAGATGAGCGACGCGGAGAAGACCGCCTATATCGCCTCTCCCGGCGACATTGCCCGGGCCCAGCGCATCTATCGCAAGGGCGCCATTGTCGGACAGATCAAGGATAGGGGCGTAGGCGAGGCCGGCAGCGCGGCAGCTGCCGCAGCCGAGCCTGGCTACGACATGGCGATCTCGGCCGCCCAAGGCATAGTCAAAGGCGGTGAATCCTTTGCCGGCGTCGTGAAGAGCAGCTTCGCACCGGCGGCCGCAAAGATCGAAAAGGGCGGCGCCGCGATTGATCATGCGGCGACGCAAATAGTCGCCGGCCTGACCAAGCAGGTGATCGCCGCCACGCAGGCAGCAAACACTCGTTGGCATATCCCGGCGTCCGTTCAGCTCGCTCAATATGGAGTCGAGAGCGGGTGGGGCCGCCACATGCCAAAGGGGTCAAATAACCCATTCGGTATCAAGGCACGCCCTGGCGAGCCTTTCGTCATGTCGCCAACTACAGAGGTGATCAACGGCAAAGCCATCCGCGTCATGGGCAAGTTTCGCGCTTATGCGAGCTTGGATGAAGCGATCGACGATCATGCGCGACTGCTGGCCCAGGGCCGCTACAATCGAAAATTCCGGGACGCGCTACCTGACGTAAACCAGGCGGTAGATCAGCTCGGAGGCGGGACGCGCGACGACCCACGCTATGCGACCGATCCGCTCTATGGCGAGAAGTTGCGTCGCGTCATGGATGCGAAACAGCTCCGCCAATTCGATCACATTCCGGTGAAGGTCGAGATCGAGATGAAAAATGCGCCGGCGGGTACCCGGGCGAAGGTCACGGCCGGGACAGGCGCATCCCCAGCGGTGAGCCATGCTTTAGCCCAATGATTCAAAACGCCGGCGTGCCGTATCTGAAGCATTTCGAGATCCGAGCCGCGATTGGATCGTATTTCGCACTCAATCGACGAGGGTACGTTAATCGAAACGATAGGATCTGATCGTCTCGAATGAAGGATTTCTGGTAATAGGTGGTGCCGGCCGATGCAGCCGACACCACGCCCCAATTTTTTCCGTTGGCGCGATAG